TAATGTGTCTTTAAACATTGCGAAAAGTTTATCGAAATAAACTATTCTATATTTATAAGGTAAGTAATCAATATTTATAGCATATAAAATTCTTTTTTGTAGCTCAGTACTATATCTGTCATCTATAATAAAAATCGGGCACCACAATTTATTTCCGTTATAATTATAATGCAACATATAAAATTTACCTTTTTTTATATCTCGCATCATAGCTGGCATGATTTCAGATGTCGGTTTCTTTATTCTTTCGAATATCATTTTGGTTGAATCATCTGTTATAGATTTCAAATTATTATTATATTCACCCAATAAACCACTACAATATTCAGCTAATGTCATTTTCTTTAAAATAATTTTATTTGTTTGTCTTTAAAATATTCTTCTGTAAGAAGAAAAAATTCTACGCCTCTTTTATTACAATATTCTTTTGCCGCTTTCCATTTATTGATATTTTTCAAATATGTTCTCAATCTATATTCATGCGTCTCGAGACTCTTAGCGGTTATTTTTTTAGGCATTATAGGTGGCTCGGTTTCATTCTTTGGTTTTATTTCTATTGCCACTTTTCTTACCACTCCATCATTTCCCAATATCTCGCCATAACAATCTGGATGATAACTATGTGTTGACCATCTCCCCTTTTCTTCCATTTGATATGGTATAGTTATTCCCTCAACATTCCATTTTAAGACTCTGGGTTCAGTGTCCATATAATAATATAATTTATACTCCCAGCCCGAACGAAACCAGATCAAGCTGGGATCACCCAAATATTTTTTTGGATTTATTAAATTATAAACTCCATTTTTATATTTTGGTTTGCCATCCTTTGTCACAAGTTTATTTGGAGCCGCTCTATAACCCATTAACTTTTTATTATTTTTTCAAATTTCTTTTTCCTATCTTCAAGTATAAGATTTATAACATATTGTGTCATTGTTGTAAAATTTTCTTTTGACGCGACACTTAGATATTCATAAATCTCAATCGGCATATTCAAATTAAATAATTTTTTCTCTTTCATAATTTCTTGTTTTTATTTTTTATGTTAAATATCATATTTACATTATCTTTATTCTTTATATATTAAATTTTATAAGTCAAAAAATGAATTTTTGATTTTTTTTAAATAATATATAAATAAAAAAATATTTCATAATGAAAGTATTAAAAACATTTGAACAATTTAGTTTAAACGCGTGGAAAAGAGGACTACCAAAAAGAGTCGAAGATATTAAAAATTTGGATAGAAAAAATAGAGATATCGAGCATTCAAACATAACAGAAGAAGATCCCTTTGGAGAAGATAGTTGGTCGGAAGATAAAAGTGAAGTAGTTAAAGATAATGTCTATAAAGTATTATTGAATAATGAAAAAAATAATGAAAAGAAAATCATTCTAAAGACAGATAAAGATAACTATTATATTATTGGAAGAATAACATATTGGAATATTGAAAAAGATTTTTATGATGAAGAAGATGTCGAAAGGTGGAAAAAACACTTTGATGAAGAACCGCCTAAAACTTATGGATTACCCTATGCATATGATAGATATAAAAAGGAATTCATAGAAGGCATGATACAAAAAATAGGACAGCCTATAAAAAAATACATGGTTTATTTCTATACTACTAGACCCCCAGAAAAAATTGATAAAAATTTAGTAATAAATAAATTAGAAAAATTAAATGATAATGAAATAAATGATCTAATGATAGAAATGAATCGAAATATTGATACAGGAGATTTAATGACAGATTTGAGATATAATGTAAAAGAATTAGATAAAATCTATCACAAAATAAAAGAATAAAAAAAAATATAAACCACACATGAAATATTTAAAGAATTTCCAAGAAAATACAAAATCGATATCATATAAAAATGATGATAGAGTCGATGAAGGATTAAAACATTGGATGGCAACATTTTTGCTTTTAGCAAATATGGGACTGGTTCCAATAAATATACAAAAAGCTGATGCTCAGACTAAAATGGAATATGTTGAAAGTCTTCCAAAAGAAAAGGTCCATTTTGCAGAATTTTTAAACTATTTAAATAAAAATCATGATGAAACAATGGGAACTTTCGGAACAAGTAAACAGAAATTCGAAAGTCTATTAAATAGATTCAATAAAGAAAAAGGTTCTAATCTAACTATGGATTACGTGTGGGATAAAATAAAATATGACAGCGAAAACAAAAAATATGTATTAAAAAACTCAGCAAAAGAAGATGTTGCTATTGACATATATAATTTAAAACCAATCAATTACATAAATGATTATTCTAGTTTAATAGATGATACATACGAGGAAAAATTAAACGAAATGCTGAAATCATACAATGATAGCACAGACGTTGAGATATGTGTTTTGACTATACCAACATTAAATGATGATGATATCACAGATTATGCTCAAAAAATGTTCAATAAATGGGGAGTTGGTAAATCTGAATCGAACAATGGTGTCATGATCACAATATCAGTAAATGATCACGAATGGGATATATCAACAGGATATGGTATGGAATCCGTTTTAACTGATAATGATTGTTGGCACTTGGGTAATGATTATATGAAACCACATTTTCAAGTAGAAGAATATGAAGAGGGCATAGACGCTTGTCTAAAAGCGATGATGGAAAAAATTGGATATCAAAATGTTCAATTTAAAAAAGATAGAATAGCAAAAGAAAAAGCTGTAAGAAAGCAAAAATTAGAAAATTTCTTTACTAATTTCGCAATGATTCTTCTTATTGCGAGCATCATATCTGCAATAGGGTATCTAATTTATAGAAGAAATAAGAAAATAAAAGAGCTAAAATACGAAATTAATAAAAAAATTGATGAACTAAAATCTATGGGGATTGATATCAAAAGAATATCATCAGATGATATTTTCGCTCATTCTGAAGAATTGAATGGACTAATGGCTAAAATAAATTCTTTAATAAAAGATAAAAAATATAAAAAATCATATTTAGAAAAATTATCGAATCAAATATCAGAAATGTCATATGTTGTTGAAAAATATGCAAATCTAGATCGTAATTTAAGACATATTTATGTTTGTGCTCAAGATATGAATAATTTATTAAATGCTGATAAAAATATAGAATTGCCAGCAGATATAAAAAGAAAATATGATGATTTGACGAATTTAATGAAAGATTTTAATAAAGAGAATATAAGCGAAGATGTTATTAAAGCATTGGCTCGTAAAATGGACATTGAAGTAAAATCAATGCGAGATCAATATATTAAAATGAAAAATGATTTTCAACAGATTGATAGTGAAACAAAATCATTTTTAAATATTAAAAATGACTTATTACGAGACATAGAAACATCCATAAAATCATCAGAATATGTGGCTTCACTTGGATACGCTTATGGTGATGTGATACCAAGAAAAGAAGATGTTGATAAATTAGAATCAATCATCAATGATATTAAAAGAATATATAAAACAGATTTTCTAGTTTCTTTGAAAAAGTTCGGTGACTATGCCGCCAATAAGATATTTATATCTTCAACGGCATCAAAAGTAATTGATTATGCTTCTTATGTAAAAGATGTTAAAAAATTTGTTGAGGAATACGATTATAAATATTTAATCAGAGCCGCTGCCCAATATAATGTAGACACTGGAGATTTAAAAGAGATAATGGGATCAAAAGATTTTATGAAAATTAAAAAAACAATAGATGAAATTGAAGGAAAGATAAAAAATATAAAGGATAAGATAAGAAGAGAAGAAGAAAGAAGAAGAGAAGAAGAAAGAAGAAGAGAAGAAGAAAGAAGAAGAGAAAAAGAAAGAAGAAGGAGAAGTAATTATGATAGCGGAGGCGGTGGAGGAGGAGGATTCGGTGGAGGAGGAGGATTCGGTGGAGGCGGCGGATTTGGAGGATTCGGTGGGGGCTCATGTGGCGGGGGTGGAGCGCACGGAGGATGGTGAAAAAACCACAATAAATGGATAGTAAGAGATGTTTTTTAAAAAAAATTAATCCTGTTCAGAATCTCTCAATTTTTGTATATAAATAGCTTTTCTAACTTCTTCTCTGCGTTTTTCAGATTTCTTTTTATATTCTTGTCTATTTCTCAACTCTTTAATCATACCAGTTTTAACGACTTTATTTTTCAGAATTTTTAAAGCTCTATCTATGTTCAGATTATTTTTAATTTCTACAATTAGCATTTATTTTCTTTTATTTTTTTGTTACATGTTTCTGAATCCATCACCATCGTTACAAGAATCCATACTTATTATAATCACTCTTTCTTGATTTGTTTTTTTATTCATTAATTCATTATAGCCAGCGGCCATGCCTCTTTTAAAAACTTCAGAGAAAAAAGGAAAAGCCGAACTATATTTCTTTTGATTAAAGTTCATCCATTTTTGAAATAACGCTAACATGCCAGTCTGCAGACAATCATTCTTATCATCGTCTGTTTTATACATATTATTCTTTTTGCTAATCATATTGTTTCCTATTAATATTAACATTCTCTCAGCTTTTTTTGTAAGAAATCCGCGGCCCTTGCTCAAAACGATCTCATAGTACAATTCATCATCATCTAAATAATTTGCCATTTTTCTTTTTTTTTCTTTTTTTATTAAAGTTTCTCTTAAACTTTAATGTTTTTCATAAAGGTGATGAAAAAAAGAGATATTTAAAATAATTATTAGAAGCCTTTAAGTTATTGAATTTCAGTAATTTCAGTATATGCCTATGAACCATTTAGTTCCAAAAACTCTTATTATAGAGTATATTATAAAAAAAGTTTTATTTAAAAGAAAAAAAGACAAGAAAATTTATTAAAAATCAATAAATTTTCTTGTCTTTTGTTAATGAAGTAACATTATTTAACTAATGTTTTTTTGAATTGTATTTTTTTATACCTTGTTTCATTCAATTCTTTGTATAAATTGTGTCTGTGCACAAATAAATTATCAAATGTTAATTTGAGATTTTTATCTTTTTCTAGAAGTTCTTTCTCATTTCTCAATTCATCTATGGCCTCATTGATCTCTCTGATCTTGTTTTCTACCAATTTTTCTTTATCTTCTAAAGTTTTTAATTGCTTCATTTCTTTTGACAATTTATTTTCATAGAAATAAGTAACGTCAAAATCTAATTCTTTCCTAACATCATTTATCAATTCGTTAACTGATTCATATTTATAGAACGAACTACCTGTACGAATATCCTTATTATAAATATACATGTTGTTCTTGTAATTGAAAACATACGATTCCATATATGGATTTAAAATATTCGATACCTTTAAAGCTATATCTAATTCAACCAATTTATTTAAATTTTCTTTAACTGAGTCTATTAATAAATAATAATCTCTTTTCAAGTAAGGAACGATAGGTGAGTTGAAAACATTTTCCAAAGTTGTTTCTGGATCTAATTTTTCTTCGTTAATAAACAATGATTTATCATTTTTAGTTGATAAACTAACAGATACATTTTCATCAATTTTGAAAGTAATTTTATCTGAATCTATCGTTGATAATCTAATGGCTTGTTCTAATAATCTAAATTGCCTAATTTTATCTTCATCTGTTATAACATCTTCTAACATAATTTGTTGAACACTATTTTCATCAATTTTAAACCAACGATCAGCAATATAAGCTACAAAGCCATCATTAACTTTTTCGACTATAGTATAAACTTTTTCCCCTTTACCACTATTTGTCATGTTTTGTCTTTCTAAAGGCGAGCGAGTTAAATTGAAGATAAATTTCTTTATTTCTGGTACCCAATCATAAATACGAAGCTCATTTAAAATGGATTCCATTCTAGCGTCATCATCTTCCTTATTGACAATTTCTAAAATAACATTTAGAGGCTGACGATATAACATGCCTTGATTTTCTCTATCTAATCTTTTGTAGAGATCTTTTAATTCATAAACTAATGGATAAGCCTTAATTTCTTCATCGATTTTTTCTAAAAACAATTTAACATCAGTGTCATAAGTGTACTTCATTAATTTTTCATTCAAAGATTTCACTATCTCTTTTTCTGAAAAATTATCATAATTAATGATGTGCCCTTCAACCAAGCTTGAAATATCAGTTTGATCAAAAGTCAATCTGTTCTTGAAATTAAATAATTCTAATTTTAAATTTTTCATCTTTTTTGAATTTATTTTTTGTTTGTATGTTGCATAATTTTAATTTTTTTTGCACAATACAAAATTATATATTAAATCAAAAAAGTCATTTTTTTCTAAAACCTGATGATCGGTTCGACATAGCTCATACTAACAACATAGTTATCATTGTCCTTCCTAATGCTATAATCATTGAATTTGAAATTTTTCCATCCGTTGGTTTTCAAATAATTAATAATATTAATTATTTTGTTTTGTGGATCAATCGAACAATGAATTTTCACATTTTTATCAAAACGGTCATTTTCAACCTTGATAATGTTGTTATTAATGCTACGAGCATTAACATCATTCATAAATTATATTTATTTTTTGCGAATTTTTATTCTTTTCTTAATTTTAGGTATCCGCCATTTATTTTTCTCAATTGAAATCTATCACAGAATATAACTTTACCAGTTTCTTTATCCTTAGGCATTTCGCCTCTATTGGTGGCAAGCCTTCCTGTCATTGGGGTCAAAAAACATAAAGTGTCCATATAAGGATATTTATCAAAAGGTCCAGAAACTTCAAGCATAGTTCTTATTGGGCAATCATTTATATTTACAACTTTACCATTATAAAATACTGTTACACAATCTTTTGTCTGTTCGGTTTTATACATCCACCCGTTTTTTCTAGCATAGTCTTTAAAAATTTCAACATCTGTTTCATTAGTATAATAAATTCTATCCAATAGAGTTCCTTTTTCAAATTTATCATTGATTTTTATTTTAACTGTCATCCAAACTATAGCCCTTGCAACTAATTCATTTTTTCTATTCAGCATTACCAACATTTTACATTGATTTGGATTTTTCACATAAATATCAAAAAATATTTGTTTTTCAGGTTGTTTCATACAAGATTTCATGAGAACTGTTCTCGGATCATTTTCGTCTTCTGGTACATCATCCCGATAAACAATGTCTGGTGTCGGATTATAATAATTATCAACAAGATAATATTTTCTTATATTCTCACCATCAACCAATTTTAATGTATATTTGCTTGATTCTTGTTTTCCTACAAACTCATTAATGAAATTTGTCAATTCTTTTGTCGTACTATATTGAGGTAACAAATTCAAAACAAAAGATCCAACTCTGATGGTTTGTCTATATTTTTCACCCCAAACAGGACTATCATCTTTTGGGGATACCATGTCTATTTCTTCATCA